TCGATTAGTTGAAGGACTTGTTTAAGGTCCCTCTCCCTAGTCCACACTTTCATGGCTTTCTGTAGTAGGCTCCCGGCCTCGTCAATCGCCCCTCTATACCGTCTCATAAAGAGCGGTGTTAAGAGGTTTTTGAACCAAGACCGATACAACGGAGTTGGAATTCCTGAGAGGTGATCGAGCTCAAAGTACGGAGCTGATTTGATTTCCTTACCTCCCTTACCCTTACGGGCAGGTGAGATAAAGAGACCAGTCAGAACCGTCTTGAGACGACCCAACGCAGGCGCCAACACCGTGTCTACCGCCTCAGCCCAGATGACTCTGAAGAGTTTCTCTTCATTGTCATACTTCACCTTACCCTTGGCATCTCCTGTCATGGTGACAGCGAGATACCAGTCGAGAAGGGAAGCAGCACCAAAAGGTGCTCCGGGTCGTAGCAGTAAGAGCAGGCTTGAGGAAAGGAGACGAGGCAGACGTGTAAGCAAGCGATTACTCGCTGCTGACGCTGACTTGAATCCAATCCCCAAGTATCTCGCAATCTGGTAGAGAGTTAAACTCACTCCCAGACGGGCTTGCACGGACGCCACGACCTCTGGTACGAAACCAGGGCCGAGCCATCCAACGGCGATCCCAGCCAGGGAAAGAGGATTAACCTCCAACCCTTTATGGTAAAACCGTTTTGCAAACTCGAGAGATGAATTAGTGCTGATGATCGACTTGTGAAAGCCGATCCCAACACCAATCATCTCCATGAGAGATACGTACTGAGCAGCGACATCGCGATCAACGATCACGACATCGTCGCCCAGTACGGCGTACCACGGAAACCATACTCTATGTCCCACTTTCCAAGCGGAAAATTGGACCAAAGCATGGTGGGTCAAAGCTAACATTCCCCAAGAGGAATATGCTCCCATTGGTTGACCTACTGTATAACGAACCGTTTGATGACCTGGACCATAAGTGGTCGAATACTCCTTAGGAGTACGGTAATCTCGTTCCGTTAACAGGGCTGCCCAACAGGAAGCATACCCCAAATGGGTGAATGCAGCCAAGACCAATATTTGGAGCTTAATAGGCAGTCTATCCGTTGCAGCACTCAGGTCGTAAGACCAAAAGTGCGTCCGGCCATCTTCTTTGGCACGCTCCAACAGAGCCTTTACAGGCTTCTGTTGATTGAACGTACCATCCTGCGGGATTAACCGCAAGATTTTATCAAAGATGAACCGGTGCAAGGGATATAAGGCCCATTGGGT